AATCATTCTAATATAATTTCTGCGAGTCTATGGAAGTAATCTCCCGAAGTCTCAGGTTTAATTTCATCTAAAGTAAAGTATCCCCAATCTGTGTGCTCATCACCATCGATGGCATTTATCAAATCAGGTTCGATATGTGTTTCAGTATCTATTAAATATACATACATCAACCCTTTAACTTTTTTACCGTCACGGGTGTGTCTTGGAATCAATCCGATAAACTTAAGTTCCCTATCATCAATGTTTACATTAGTCTCTTCAAAGAATTCCCTTTTAGCTCCCTCTTGAGGAGTTTCTCCATTATCTTCCATCTTTCCTCCAGGGATTGACCACATACCAGGACTTGAACCTTGGCTATTTCTTTTACATAAGAGGATTTTATCTCCACATTTTACCATTACCCCAACGTGCCTTTTGTTTTCCATAGTATTTATTAAGTATGAAGGTCAAAATTAATGAAAATATTTTTAAAGTCAAAACTTTAATTGACAAAGAATCTCAATCTATTGGTATGATGGGAAAAACTTTTGATGATTCATTTAACGGATTGTTATTTCTTATGACAGGAAAAAAACAATGTTTTTGGATGAAAAACTGTATTATTCCATTGGACATCATAATAATTAAGAATAACGTAATCGTTAATATACATAGTAATTGTCCTCCATGTCATGATGAATATGATTGCCCTTCATATTGTGGAAACGGTAATATTGTATTAGAAATTGAAGGTGGTTCTTGTGAATTACTCAATATTCAACCTGGCGACTCAGTAGAGTACGACCTTTATTAATTTTCAGAAGACCCTTTAGATTCAGCTATCTTTTGTTTCAATACATTTTGAAATTGATTTGCAATCATCTTAGTAAACTTAACTGAAGGTGAATCATCTTTCTCAGAATCATATCTGTATTGACCTTGTGGTGGTCTCTTACCTCTACCTAAGTAATTTAAACCAGAAATATTAGTAATACATTTGTGCCCACCTGAATTGGCTTGGATTAAATCCCACGCGTTGATACCAATCTTATCCATCAAAGCAAGTTCCTCCTCTGATAAATCTTTGAACGGTTTCTCCATCATCTCTCTAACTTTTTCTAATGCCTTCTCACCACCCTCCATAAACATAAAGTTACCACCATAAAGAGCATCAAAATCTTTGAAAGTAAATCCAACACTCTCAGGACCTGCACTTGTTTCACTAACCCACTTCATTGTAGATAAAGGAATGGTTCTTTGCTTTAATTGGTCCTCCCATTTAACTAAGACTTCTTGTGCAATCTCACCGAGATTAACTCCTTTAAGTTCTCTTTCTTTTTTAAATGGGTTACAAGAAGCTTGAACAAGTCCCATCGGCCACGCCATGATGAGAAAGTCTGCTTCAGGATTATTTCTGAATGGTGTATATCTGTCGTAAGACCCAGGTTTAAACATACTACCCCCACCATATTGGAAGATAATGTTGTCAGACACCGTTGGGTGTCCCTTCATTTTTTCTGCGTAATCTTGTGCATTTTGTTGTAAATCCTCAGGTTTTGCGGCGTTTGTTTTCTTCATCCAATCTTTAATGTTATTAAGAATAGACATTAACGATGGTTCTGAATCCATAACTAACCCTTCTAAGAATCCAGGCTTATTTTTAAAAGCTAAAAGTAATTTATTGATAACCAATCCCAACAACATTTTGTTTCTTTGGAGTGAGTTATCTTTATCTAATTTATATATGTAATTAACAACTTCTTGTGGACTTATGTCGTATTTCGCGTAGTCCGCAGAGTCCACGGTATTAATTAATAGAATATCAGATGATGGAAATAAATCTCTCGGTGATACCACTTGAGAAATTGTTTCAACGTTAGAACGAGCCCCTCTAAATTGTTTTGAAGTGCCTTGTTCAACACCTACTTGTCTATCATGGTGGTCCGTGTGAATGACGAACATTGGTTTACCGTGAGCGAAATCTACCAAAACAGGCATAACGTCTCCTTGAGCGTCGTTCTTTTTAACCGCAAACTCTTTGTCTCCGTATTGAATAACATGAGCACCGACAACGTCAATACCATTGTCTTCAAGGTATTTCTTCATTGCAATTGCAGTTGTAACTCCATCAAGGTCTTGGTGAAAATATATTTCAGCCTTTTGATACCTCTTCTTTAAGGCATTAATATTTCTTAACCCTGTTTCTGATATAATTCTTTTCATTAACTATCTTATTTTGTAAACCAACTGATTACCTTATCAAAAATATCTTGGTTTAACCCTAATTTGTGTAACGCATTGTATGTTGCAGGTCCAGCAATTCCGTCATCAGTTATTTTTTCCGCCTTTTGGAACATCTTAAGTGCGTTAACTGTGCCAGGTCCCCATAATGAATCAACAGGTATTTGGAATAACTTACCGTTAACCATTACCTTTTTCATTTTAAAATAGTCATTAAGTGCTGTTTGAAGTTCAAAAACTTCTTGACCACTCATTTGATTTTGTTCTTTAATAACTCTTTTAACTAAGTTGGTTAAATCTGCTTCAGTTAATCTTATAATTTTCTTTGCCATTATATTTTTTAATTTGTTTTAATTTATATTCCAGGTATTGGATTTACTTGTCCCATCAACATATTTCTTAAGAATTTAGCTAAAGGGTCAAGATTTGATGATGAATCTGTAGATGAAGATGTATTTTGTTGATTACCTGTTTGACCTGCCATTCCTTCTGAATCAAATTGGTCTTCAAAGTTTCGTTTAGCTTCAGGTGTTTGATTATATTCATCAACTTTTTTCATGAAATTTTCATCCCCCATTTTTTTAGCTAATTCTTCAGCACCTACCCAGTTACCTAAACCAACATAATCAAGGAATCCTAACCACCATTTTGTGGATTGCATTAAAATTCTTAATCTTCTTTGAGAAGGGTCTCTAAATAACCTTGGGATTCCTCCGAAAAATACATTTGTAAAGAATCCTGGCTTAGTCATAGTGGCAGGATTAAACACTTTTTGTGTTTTAAGATAATTCTTAAGTAATTCCAAATCTTTTACTGTTCCAGCGTTTTTTCGGAACCTAACTGCAAGAACTCCCGCTCTTTTTTGGAACATAGCACTTTTCTTACCAGCATTACTTAATAGTTGAAAATAACTTTTGATAGTATTTTTCATTCCTTTGAAAGGTCCTGCAGGTATTTCATCAATTGTTTTAATAACTTTATCACCGAAAGACCCTCCCATTTTCTGAAGGAAAGTTCCTATTACACCTGGTTCCTTGGCTAATTTTTCTATTGTTGCGGTCGCCGCTTTATATTCTTTACTACCTACCGCAGCCCCTTTAGAGAGTTTTATTGCTGATTCTAATGCCTTAACTGAAGGTCCTCCAATTTTAAGTGCGCCTAGTACAGGTTTTGCAACAAAATCACCAGCATATGGTATTGCACCAACGATTGATAGAACTCCAAATAATGTATCTCCTTGAATAAAGTATGATGTTGCGTTGATGATATCAACAATAGGTGTTGGGTCAAAAATACCCAAAATATCCATTACTGTATTATACCAAGCGGCTTCGTTAATTAGTTCACCATTCTCATCTGTATGTTCTGAAAGGGTCTTCACCTTAATTAAGGCAAGTTGTCGTTCGGTTATTATTATTTCAGCCATTAATGTTTTTCTTAATAAATATTCATAGAAACAAAAAAAAGGGTCGTATGACCCTTTTATTATAAATCTAATTCGATTTGTTTATTCTTATTGATAAAGACTTGTACTCGGTCTTTAGCTACTTTGGTATAATTCTCGCTTAGTTCTATACCAACCCATCGTCTTCCGCTAATTTCAGCAGCGCATAAACTTGTACCACTACCAACAAATGGGTCAAGTACCACGTCATTTCTATAGCTTAATATCTTAATGGCTTTCATTGGAATATCCATCGAAAATGTTGCTTTAGTTTGTTGTTTGGTATCCGCAAAATATTCCCATTGCCCATAAACCAAACTCATAAACTCTTTCTTATCTTCCTCCTGATACATCATCTTCTGTTTGATAGTACCGTCTTCTTGTTCTAAATCAACCAACTCTCCCTTCCATTGTGATTCTCCTTTAACTTTTTTGATTCGGTCTTTCTTGTAGGCCAAGATAACACACTCCTTAGGGTTGTATATGTAAGGACTACTTGGTGACATCCATGAACCCCACGCGGTAGTCTTACTTCTGTGTGGTGAGTTCTCATCAAGGTCCACAAGTCCGTAAAATTGGAATCCTACTTTCTTCATGATACTCCAAAACTCAGACATGAATAGAATCCTACCACCTCTGTCTTGAACGTTGACCTCGTATGGAATGTTAACCGCAATTCTACCGTCATCTTTTAATAGACGATATGATTTAGATAACCATTGTTCTGTGAACTCCCAATAGTCTTCCATGGTCATTCTATCATCATGACTATCATAATCAATACCTACGTTGTAGGGTGGAGAAGTAACCACTAAGTCAACCGTAGACTCAGGAAGTTTTCCCATTTCAATAATACAGTCTCCTTGAATGATTCTATTTGTTTCTAACATTATAATTTACCTTCTTGTTTTAATTGTTCTCTTATTTTAGTGGCTGAGATATCACTCACATCTTGTGGTGGTAAATGTTCTATGATATCATATCCAACTCCTCTTCCGAAGTTTACCGATTCAATATCAGGTATTACCATCACAATAACTCTTCCCTCATGGATTAAGTTAAATAATTTAATGGTGATATTGTCATGTACCTCTTGTGCAGTAAATGGATTCTGTTCGTTAGGTTCAATGTCTCTAATACAAATTAGAACATTCTTACCTTGTTCGAGTCTTTGGTCTATTAACCATTTATGTCCATCGTGCCACGGTTGCCATCTTCCGATAAACATTGAGAATTGTTTACCAGGGTTATTCTTTAATTTAGGGTCTCCCTCTATGTGAATCTTCTCCATTATATTTCTAATTTTTTTCTTATTTCTTGAATGGTATCAAAAACTTTTTTATCTGTCGTATCTACATCAATGAAATTATCTAAAGGTTTTTCATATCCTTCAACATGAAACGATTCTCTACCTCTAATCTCATTGGTATGGATGTAAAGTTCAATAATATCTTTTCCCATCTTTTGTTTAAAACTTTCTCTTTGGTCTCTGTAAGGTGATACTAAACAAACCACTGCATTCATTTTTTTATTGTGTAGAAAATGAGAAATGTTCTGAGCCAACTCAATGTTCTTTCTACGTCCTTGTTCACTGTAGTCTTTATTTTCAAAGATTTCTCTAATGTCATCGCCATCAACTAAAACAGCATCTCCTTGTAGTACCGCAATTAACCAATTACCTAAAGTTGTTTTTCCTGCACCAGGTTGTCCTGTAAGCCAATAAATCATAGTTCTAAGTTTTTAATCTTACGGTCCAAATAGAACGCAGCCTTCTTTAGGTCTTCTAATTCTTTCGCTTGGTCTTTCTTACCTGCTCTTGCAACATACTTAACTACGTTGAATATGTAGGCGTCTTTATCAAGTCCCCAAGCTTCACATACTTTTATTACTTCGTATGGATTGTTTTCCCCTCCGTAGTGGTTGGGATGATTTACCATTTCTTTTGCCATTGTTACTTTATTACTGTGGTGTCTTTTATTTCGCTGTGGTCGTATGGGTACGACTCCAACTGTTTTTTATAGTACTCCATCTCAAGACTATCTCTGAGATACTTAACTCTATCGTGATTCATTCGTGGGTTAGTACCACCATCACTTATCCTTGATGAAAACATTATTATTACAAATATTGCCATCATAGATACCATAAAAATTGCGAAGGTTCTATTTGTCATTACTTTTCTTTCCTCTCTTAGTTGTAGCTTGTTCGGTTACTTGTTCGGTTTTTTTACTCATACCTCTACCTGTATAAGTTTTCCATTCTGATTTTGGACAATACGCCCAATAACCTGTTTTTACTTTATTTTCAGCCTCTATTTCTTCGATTCTGATAATTTCTCCAATCTCTCTTGAGTTGGTTTTCTTAATTGTTTTAATGCACTTCATTGGTTTTTTCCTCCGTGTTTAAATTTTGATTAATTATTATAAGGATTTCTTCATCTGATTTACCTTGACAATACAAATCGTGAATGAGCACACTTGTGTCATCTTCAAAATGAAGCATATCACTTTTACCGTAGTATTGTTTTAGTTTTCCCTCTTTAAGGGCGTCGATACATCTATCAAGTACGACCCATCGTTTGTTGAAACCCATGAGTCAAATATAAGAAACTTAATCTTCAGAGTCAAAGTTATTATTAATCTTTTCAAAATTAACCACTTGAAAGACATAACTCATAATTTTTCGTTTCATAATAGGTACTATAGTCTCTTCCATTGGTAGTTTTTGAGAACATTTCATTTCAAAAATTGGAAGGTCTTTATAGAATTCTGTGTTGTTCCATGTTGAGAAGGTGTCAAGAATACTGGTTAATGTAAGTTCATCAACAGGACCATTATAAATTAGATTAATATAAGTTTTGTTATTAGTATTATCTCTTTTTGATTTTTTAATTTGGTATTCCCAAACAAATAAAGTTTCAGTTTCTTTTTTATAATAAAAAACATAACCTGAACCTGATACAAGACCTTTTTTATTTTTCTTTAAACTAATTTCTGTATTGTCATAAGCTATTGTCCAAATAGCTTTAGCCATATTAAATGCGTCAAATAACCTACTACCTGAAAACTTAATTGTTTCGTTTAATTCTTTTTCTTCCTGCTCAGTAAGTTCTCTTGGTTTTTTTGGTATAAGTTCCTTAACTAATATTTCATCATCACATGATTCAAATTTTTTATTAGTAAGTAATAACGTATTTTCTTTAACTATTGATTGTAAGTTGGCCAAATGAAGTGATATTTCAACAAAATCAGGATATACTTCCATTTTGTCAAAACCTTTCTCGCATTTTTGTAGGTAATCCAACAGTGTATATTT